AGCAGTACATCAATGACGAACTCGTTGATCAGTACGAGAACAACATCGGTGCCATTCCTGTGGTGCACATTCCCAACGGGACTATCTCGTCGTCTCCCTGGGGTTCATCTGCGATCTTTGACATCATCTCGCTGAACCGTGAGTTGAACGAGAAGATGACTGACATCTCGGACATCATCAACTACCACGCTGCTCCGATCACGATCATTACTGGCGCTAAGAGCGACTCCCTTCAGCGTGGCCCGAAGAAGGTGTGGGGTGGTCTGCCGAAAGATGCCAACGTCTTCAACCTAGAGTCCCGTGGTGAAATGTCTGGCGCTCTAGAGTACGTGCAGTTCTTAAAGCGTGCCATGCACGAACATGTTGGCGTACCAGAAACCGCTCTTGGCCAGATGCAGCCGATCAGCAACACATCTGGTGTTGCCCTGGCGATCCAGTATCAGCCGATCATGAATCGGTACAGCATGATCAAGGTGAACTTCTCAAAGGGTCTAGAGAAGGTAAACGAACTGATCATCCGTACCGCTGCGGTATTCCGCCCTGACTTGCTTCAGTACGATCCAAGCAAGGCTTCTATGCCTGAGCCTGATCAGGCAACCATGCTTGATCCGACTGACCCAACGACGTATCGAACTACCTGTCATTGGCCAGAGCCTCTTCCTGTCGACGTGCTCATCAAGTTGAACGAGGTGCAGGCCAAGATGGGTCTTGGTCTTGAGTCGAAACTAGGAGCGCTTCGCATCTTGGGGGAGAAGTTCCCCAATGAAAAGATGGACGAGATCTTTGAAGAGTTGCAGAAGGATGCTCTAGATCAAGGTGCTCTTGATATGCTAAGGGCACAAATATCGCAGGCTGTAATGCTGGTAACGGGTATGATCCCAGGGCCAGATGGCGCAGCGCAAGTCGCATCAGCAGGTGGCCCCGATGTCACCGCCGCTGGTCAGGGAGGTAGCCCACTTCCTGGCACCCAAGTTGGGGACGCAGAGGGCCAAATGATTAACAAACTTGTGCAGAGGGCGTACGGTGCAAGGTTTGCACAACGGCGCGTTCCAGACGAAGAATAAGTCTCCCCATTCCTGTCATTATCAGACAAACCAACACTGAGGTACAACCGTGACTACAGACAACCCCGCAGTAGAGCAGTTCATCAGCGAAAGCATGGCCGCTCTTAACCCAGATGGTACGAGCGTTAGCGTATACACGCCAGCGACCACTCAAACCGCTACCACTCCAACTATGTTCACTACTGAGGACGTTGAGCGCGTCCGTAAGCAGGAAAAGGACAAGTTGTACAAGAAGATGGAAGACAGCGAATCACGCCTCAAGGCACTTGCAGACCAAGTGAGCACTCTTGAAAAGGAGCGCGAAGAGGCCCGCAAGCAGGCTGAGGAGTTGTCCGTGAAGGAACGCCAACTCCAGAAGGAACGTGAGGAAGCGGAACTTTCCGCCAAGGAACTCATCCTGATGAAGGAACAAGAGTTCAACAGCCGCATCTCGCAGGTAGAAGACGAGTGGCGTGGGCGACTCTCACAGATTGAGCAAGAGCGTGAAGCACAGGCCGCTCTTCTTGAGAAAGAGCGTGAGTTCCAGGCACTCAACACATACATGCAACGTCGTCTTGCAGAAGAAGCGGACGCAATTATCCCAGAACTCCGTGATCTAGTTACAGGAAATTCTGTAGAAGAAGTCGAAGCGAGTATTGACATTCTTCGCGAACGGAGTAATGCTATCGTTGCATCAATTCAGCAGGCGACCCAGTCACAGGCTGGTCGTCCGCGGGGGGCGCAGGTAACTGCTCCTCCGATTGGGCCAATGGATAACCAAATGGAGCAGCAAACGTACACTCTGGATGACATCCAGAACATGCCGATGAATAAGTATGCAGAAATGAGGGATCGGCTCTTGAGCGCAGCACGTCCACAACGGCGTGGCTTCTAACAATTCCACACAAGTCCCTCGGAGGATAAACACAAATGGCCCTTCCAGCCCCTTCCGGTGGTGCTCTTACTAGCACCGCTAGCATTTCAGCCACTGGCTACAACTCAAGTAGCGCACTGACTCCTGCTATTCAGACGATCTGGTCAAAGGAAATCCTTTTCCAGGCCATGCCCGTTCTGCGCTTTGAGCAGTTCGCAGTGAAGAAGACTGAACTGGGTGTCATGCCCGGTCTCACGATCAACTTCATGCGCTACAACAACCTTGCTACCAACGCTTCGGCAGGTGCAACCCTGAACGAAGGCGTTCGTATGGAGCCAGTGGCTCTGTCCGCTAGCCAGATCCAGATCACCGTCAAGGAACAGGGTCAGGCCGTCGCCGTTACCGAACTGCTGCTCAACGCATCGTTCGATGACGTGATGGCATCAAGCAGCCGTCTGCTCGGTCGCCACATGGCTCAGAGCATGGACATCCAGGCTCGTAACACCCTGTACCAGAACGCTGTTCCCTTCGGTGGCGGCTCAGCCGTTCCCCCGAACATCGTGTTCGGCCGTAACGCCCCTGCTAGCCGTGGTGCTCTCAGCCCCTACGACTACACCACTGCTCCTACGGCAGCATCAGCCGCTGGCTACTTCTCGCCAGCAACTGTCAAGGACGCTGTCGACGTACTGGCCAGCCAGAACATCCCCCGTCTGGGCGACACCTACGTCTGCTTCGTTCACCCCAAGCAGGCACGTGCCCTCCGTGACTGGCCCGAGTTCATCGAAGTCACGAAGTACGCCGCTCCCGGCAACTTCATGCTCGGTGAGATCGGTCGCCTGTACGACGTGGTGTTCATTGAGACCACCCAGGTTCTCCAGGGTGCTCTCGCATCGTCAGGCATCAACAACAGCCTGACGACGCTGACCAACGCCAACACCTACAACGCTGTGATGATCGGTGACAACACCTTCGGTCACGCTATTGCCCTCCCAGTGGAACTGCGTGACGGCGGTGTCATCGACTTCGGTCGTGAGCACGGCCTCGCCTGGTACGCCATCTGGGGCTTCGGTATGATCACCCACGAGAGCCGTGTTCTCATCAACACGCTCGGCGGTTCGATCTACGGCGGCTGATAGCACAGCGTCAGTGCCTATTGAAGGGGCGTGGGTATTTCGCCCACGCCCCTTCTCAATGTCAGCACATATTGTGCTACGATGCGATAAAAGCCGATAAGGAGATTCCGTGGCCTCACAACACCCTCGTTTTGCTGGTCAATTAGGTCCAGACGCCAACCAGCCAGCCGGTGCAGCCCTTGCCGTTACCCCATCGGACTCAACTGATCTTGCATTCACCGCAAATGCCCTGTACGTCGGGAGTACTGGTACCGTTAGGGTTAGATTGCGAGACGATGCAGCGGGGGCGTCGGTAACCTTCACAGCAGTACCCGCTGGGGCTATCCTCCCGATCCATGCTGAGAGGGTATTTGCAACTGGTACCAGCGCATCTAACATCGTTGCGTTGTTCTAGTGCTTCTAGGCCAAAGCGTCTAGATCATCAGCCATGAGTTGACCGTGGTCGATTCACAACTACTATCCATCTCACAAGTGGACTACCTTGTAGTAGTCACAGGGCCAATTAAACAGGAGACATAAAATGGCACGTAACAACATCCCCGTTGCTGACGAGTTCGACGATCAGGACGAAGCAGTCCAGGTGGAGTCAGCAGTTGTAGTCGGTACCCCGACCAAGTCTGGTCGCGTAAAGGGTACGTGGACGATGTACTGGGGTCTTGAGTCATACGACTTTGAGGACGGCAAGCGTTACCAGTTGCCCGTGGAACTCTATGAGTACCTACGAGCAGCAGGAAACATCTACGACACTCTGTAAGGAACACCGTGGCACACATCATCCCGAACGCAACCGACACGGGGTCTGCTCTTCGCTTTGCCAACATCAACCAGGCAGAGCCTGATGCTCTAGACATTGAAGCGCTCGGCAATCGGTCGAACTTCATCCGTTCGGGTGGTGTTACCACGCAGTCAGGCGGAACCATCAACGTAACGGGGGGCGTAGCCGTTATCGCTGGTGTACCGTACTCCTTCAGTACGTACAGCGTTGTTAACGCTGCTCCAGACACCGTTCCTTCAAACGTACAGTTCTCCCTGCTGGTAGCAAGACTTAGCGGTTCTACCGTGTCCATCGTCAAACTAGACGGTGTGTCGTCCTCCACTAATCCGGTGTTCCCTAAGAGTACGAGTACTGCTCTTTCATCGGACACGACTGCCCAGAAGAACAACTACTACAACCCTGACACAGACGCTCTTATCTGTGCGATCTTCCGTGCCGCCGCAGGTTCTACCGTTGACGGGCACTTGATTGACAAGCGCACCATGTACACGGGCAACATCACCTGGACTCAGGCTGCTGTACCATCAGCAGGACAAGGGATTAACGGCGACGTTGTAGTCCTAGCATCTCCTACCTCTACCACTAACGCTGTGTACGTTAGGGCAGCGGGTAACTGGTTGCAGGTAGCCAGTCAGTCTGTAGTTGACGACATTGTTCCGGTGGGCATGGTTGTTACGTGGCCAGCAAACACTACGCCACCAGCCAGGTTCAAAGAGTGCAATGGCACTGCGCTACCAAATGACCCACTGTACGATGGTCTTGCTACTGCCTGGGGTGTGTCACAGCCCATCACGCTACCAGACTACTCAAACCAATTCCTTCGTGGCGGTGCTGCAACAGGAGGAAGTGGACTCGTTACTGCGTCTGGTGGTGCTGACAGTGTCACCATTCCGCTGCTAGCGCACGTTCATGACCTGAGCAACCACGTGCATACCCTGCCAGCCCACGGTCATGGGACGGTGTCGACAGGTGCAGGCGGTGGGCACGGCCATAGTGGTGCTCTGAACAGTACAGCAATCACTACTAATATCTATGGGCATGGTCACGCTGTCCATCCCGTTGGGTTTAACACTTTTGAGTATAACTCTTATGGGTTTGTGTCCGTTAGAAGGCCGACTCCCCAGTACCCACAACCTGGAGGATTGACGTGGCAGGTAACTGGTACGTTCCCCTTCACGTCCACTACAGTTCCCAGTGACTATGCACTGCAACTAATGCAGTTGGGAGGAGGTGGGTCTCCGCTTGACTACGCAGAGCAAGATAGTTTAGTTGCCCTAAACGATAACCACTCTCACACCGGATCAGTGACTAATGGTGCAGTTACTGTGAACGCTGTCGGTGATCACACCCACACAGTCACTGTCAATAACGCATCGTTGACAACAAATGCCCCTAGCACCAACAGCACGTCGTCTACCGGGTCTGTCTCTCCGACGATTGATAACCGTCCTGCGTTCAAGACTATTAGGTACTTCGTAAGGGCGTACTGATGTCTGCTCTTGAAGAAATTGCATCCATTGCACGCAACTACTTGCGTGACTTCCCCAAGTTCTTTCAAACATCGTTTACCGTGGGAGGTAGGACGTTTGAACTTGGCCATCCCAACATTGATGCACCATCTATGTGGATTGCGTATGTACCGTCAGGTGGTACTGGTGCCTGCTCTATGAGCACATCTGCTTACTCACTTGACGAGCGGAACGGTCTCCTACGCATTAGTTCTCCCCCACCACAGGGGAGTACCTTGCTTGTAGAGGGCTACTACTACGACTGGATTCTTCCATCAGACCTGGACTTCTACGCGCAGATTGCGCTGAACATGCACACGCACAATCTGGACACTCCGCCCTCGTCCATGTCTACAGCAGTGATCGATGTAATTGGAATCTCTGCGCTCGTCGAAGCGCTTTGGGCACTGACGACTGAGTTCAGCAGAGACATCGATGTGATGACTTCCGAGTCGATCCACATTCCTGCCTCGCAGCGATTCAGAATGGTGCAGAGCATGCTCCAGTTCTGGATGGGCGAGTACGAGAAGAAGGCCAAGGCACTCAATATTGGCCTGGAGCGCATCGAAGTGTTCAACCTTCGTAGGGTTTCACGTACAACAAATCGTCTTGTTCCGGTATTCAAGGACCGTGAGGTTGGCGACTTTGATCCGATTGAGCGTGTCTGGCCGAACATCGACAGTGGCAAGATTGACGTAGAAACGCCCCCAGACGATAATCGCTATGATGTGTACGTTGATAGTTACCCAAGTACTGGGAGCGTAACTCCTATGGATGGGTATCTCTACTAATGGACGTTCGTAGAGAACTGACTCAGATCAGGAAGCACTACCGTCGATATCACCGGGAATCTGGCGAACACATCGTGTGGTTTGAGGCACTTCCGTTTGGCGACGATCCGCTAACTGAAAGTGTGTACAACGACGTGTATGACGAAGCGCCAGCCGGTGTAGGTGGGCGTAGGTATACAAGTGGCACTGTCGTCCCAGTACTGATGATTACTGAGTCTGAAGACTTGAAGCGCGCCATCCCAGAAGGCCGTCAGCCAATTCAGTTGGTCAACTTCGTCGCATCAGTATCTGATGTTGCTGACGCAGGTGTATCATCTCCTTGGGAGTATCAGATGCATCTCAACGACATGTTCCTCTACGACAGTCGTTACTTCTCTGTGGCTTCCTACCGTGTACGTGGGCGTGCCAAAGATGATGTCATGTTGGTAGTCGAAGGGTTTGAGGTGTACGTCGGCCAAGAAATGGTGAACGACGAGGCTGCACCGGCAGGTTTTTTGACAAATAACCACCCGTGGCCTGCACAACTTCCAACTATCGGATAGCATATGAATAACGATGAACAAGCGTTCATCGTTCTCAACTGCTCAGGAACCGGAAGGTGTTCATGTCTGTCTCTGGCATGGCTAACAACCCTATCATCTCTGGTGTTCCTTCAGTTATTGAGTACTTTGATCTCCTGGCGCAAGAAGGCCCAACCTTCATGCGTGCTGCTCTTGAAAAGACAGTGCGTGAGGAAGAGGACGCCATCAAGGAGCGAATGCAGTCCTCTAGATTTTCCGATCTATCTCCTTCTCTTGACATCCGTATCAAGAAGAACAAGATCGTTTATGGCTCGTCAGAGTCAGAGGATGCTGCGAAGCGGATCAAGGACATGGAGTACGGTGTGCCAGGTGAGCCACCTACCCCACTGCTCCGCAAGAGTGCGCTAGACGGTAATCGCTTCTCTGCTCGTGTCAGTGAGCATCTGGAGAAGATGTACTGATGACAGCACCTGTCGGATTCCTTCTTGCAGAAGACGCTGCTGTTAAGTTGCGATTCTCCAACATCAAGGTCACTGATGACCGCAATGCTCAACGCCCTGTGCAGGTG